TTACTCAATCCATGCCTGAAACTTATCTACAAACCTCTTCTTATCTCCGGCAAATCCGTCCATACCACTTGCTTTCAGTGTATCGACCTGATCTGCATAGAAGTTCTTGTTGTTCTGTACAGAAACTCTGTAGTGAACCATCTTGTACTTATATCCTTCCGGTGTAATGTAATACAACTCAATAGCAAGAATCTCTGAACCGTCTCCGAGGATTCCATTTACCTTGTCATTCAGGTTATAGCTGTTGCCGAATGTGAGATATGGCAACCAACCATTCTTTCTTGTGTATACTCTACAGCGAATACTTCCTTTGCTTACCTTGATGGCAAGCCACTTAATCGAAACATTATCACCTTTTCCAGCCCAGTCGATTTTATTTACCACTGGTGGCCACCATCTGTCTGTGAAAGCCTGATATGTAATATCGACCTGTCCTAAGTCTTTCTTTTCTACCGGCTTAGATGGTGCTGACGGTGTAACAGGTGTAGCACTTCCACCAAATTCCATGTAGCAATGGTTGACATCTACTCTTCCACTGACTCCATCTACCTGTCCATCAGAAGCGTACTGCCAAATAGCATACTGACCTTTGTATGTATCTTCCGGAAGATTCTTGTATCTTGCCATCCACTCAACGTACTTTCCACGAACGCTGCCAAGATAGTTGTTGAACCAGCTTAAGGACGCGTAGATTCCTGGAACATAACCATTAGCCTTGAGTCCTTCGCAGACAATCTCACAGCATCTAGGAGCATAGTGCTGTGTTCCTGGTTCTTCCACATCAATGAAGATCGGTAACTGGAATGTATGTCCTTTAATTAATCTCAAGATGTGATCAAGTTCACTCTGTGCCTGTCTGTCGCAAGTCGCATAGCTGTACAGATATGCTCCTACCGGAATGCCAAGTCTTTCACATTCTGAAAGGTTACGGATCCACTGCTTATCGTCCTGTGATGCAATGTTATCTCCATATCCACATCTAATGATAGCTCCGGCACAACCAGATGCTTTTACTTTTTCCCAGTTAATTACTCCGTTATGATAGCTAACATCAATGATTAACTTACTTATACCAGCCACCTTCTTTCAGCTCTGCTTTCTTCTGCTCAATCTCCGCAGCGTGTTCCTCTGCAAATTTCTCCATAACTTCAAGTGATGTTCCTTCGTTGTCGGAGATTTCTTTTGCTGAAAGTCCGTAAGCGAAACTCTTAATTGTTTCTTTAATTGTCTGTTCTGTCATGATTCTTCTCCTTTCTTGCACTGGTGCAATTCCTGTACCGTTTCTTCCGGAAGCTCCTCTGTCATATCATCCAGGAACTTCTGGATCCATCTCTTAATCTTTGTCGGAACCGGAAGACCGCACAATGTCATATTCTTCAAAATGCTGACCAATTCATATAAAATAAATAACAAACTGAAAAATTCGCAGATTCCCATCTTGTCAATACCAAGAAGCTGTACATACTCCTCAGGTACCATGCTTAATACATTAATATGCATGATCACATCCGTTGCCATAAGGAATCCTACTGACAGGAGCATTCCTGCTTTCCGAATTGCTCCGTCGATTCCTACGCAGCTGTTGAATTTGTGTTCTTTAATCGCTCTGAGTACACCAAGTATCGTATCTAAGGCGACCGCTATCAGCAAAATTTTTACAAATGAATTGCTTGACAGCAATGTGATAATCTTATCCATCATTTCAATCCTTCCTTTCTAAAATTTATATTTTGGCCGTTTTTCTCCCCACAGTAAGTATCTTATCCAATCATCCAGATAGACAGCCACAGCTGACAGAAAGAACCACAGCACCGTGAACTGTGGGCAAATCTGTCCAAGCAGATTTCCTGGGAGAGTGCTGTAGTCCCATACATTCCATCCTAATATAATGTTCACTATGATCCCGGAAATCAGTTCTAGACCTGTTATAATCCCTGCTCCTGCTGCCATCTGCCACCGCATCAGAATCTCTTTTTTCTTATGCTCATTGATACATCCAATCAGATAGAATGCTAATCCCCCCACGAAGAACATTGTCCAGTGGCTTCTACCTCTGGCGATCAGTTCAATTAATACATAGATGGTTCCGCCAATTCCGAATAGAATCAGCAGTCTTACCCATTTCATACATTTTGAGCCGCAATCATTGTTTTCAGTGGCTCTGATTGATATTCTTCCGGAATAGTCATTCCATAAGTTACCTTTTCTACTTCTTCGATTTCTGTCAATGCTCTGATATAGATTCTCAAATCTCTGAAATATGTAACGTGCCATGTTACATATTCCATTGCCGTTGCAGTAATTTTAGCCATATCCGCATTGCTATAGAACTTGCAATGTTCCTCTTCATCTGAAGTATGCCACGGAATGTTCTGCTCTCCTGCTGCCACTTGTCCCTGCAATCCTACAAGGCTCGTCTGATCTCTCTCCGTTAATGTGAAATGCTCCGTACTTCCATCTGTAAGCACCACTTCCACACCTTCCGCTATCACAGCCTGCTGTGCTGCATTCATCTCATTTACTTTCGCTTCCTGGATCTCTTCTAATGTTGGAACATATGGCTCCGGTTCTGGCTCTGGATCCGGCTCTACATATACACTTCCATCATCTGACAGAATGTATCCGTCTTCTATTGTTCTGTACAATGTGGTATATGCTTCATATTTTCCATAAGCCTGTCCATCATCTGTCACAAGATGAAAACCTGACAGATTCTGTGATGCACCCTTGATTTTCACGTGATGGAGATCTTGAACTGTTACAGTTCCCATCACTGGTTCTTCTTGATTAAGAAAAAGTATGTTCATTTGTTTTCCTTTCTAGTGGAATCCTTAATTAAATGGCAAATCAATTATAGACATAAGTAAAAATCACTGTAAATTTGCAAATGGTTTGATTGTTCAATGGGGAACAGGATCGTTTCCAAGTTCATCGTCAGGTGGGCAAGGGTATGCAACGATAACATTTCCTATACCATTTTCAGATAAATCTTACACTGCTATTGCTTGCGCAAAATATCCTGGAACTGCAATCCCAGCGTTTATGGTATCTACAGATATCGTGAGTACCTCAAAAATGTATATATATGGACGAACCGGCAATTTAACAGCAATAACAGGTGCTGAATGTAGATGGATTGCTATAGGTTATTAATTTCTACAAATCATAGGACACATCTAACCATATATAGGTATCTTTCTGAAATGAAGAGTTAATCTGATAAGATATAGCACCATTCGTTTCTATGATTACACATCCGATGCCTATAAGTGTCCAATTATCTTTCGTTACAATTGCAGGAAATGCTTCACCTGTAGGCGGTGCTATTTCAGCCGGAATTGATCCACCGTTATATTTAGTATTGGCATTTCCCAAGCCAGTTGTATATAATCCAGCCATAATAGAAACTCGATTATTCTTTTTTGTGATACGCTGGTTTCTTATAGCAAGCGATCCTCCTTGCGATATGCTATACACCTTTTCTTCTAATTTGCCATTTAATTAAGGATTCCACATCATTTTATAAAAATTTGCGTGCAAATAACACCCGACCTATGCCAAGTGTTTTCAGATTCTATTTATTTTTCGCTATGCGCTCAAGTATTTTTTATGATGATATTTAACAGCTTCTTGATCAACTGTACAATATCTCATCGTTGTTTCCGGTTTAGAATGTCCCGCCATTATCATTGCTTCTTGTAATGGCATTCCACGATTTAGTGCATTCGTCAATGCCGTCCTGCGAAATCTGTGAGGATGTGCTTTTTCCACATTTGCCCTTTTTCCGATTCTTCTAATTACATCTTCTATGCCTTCCTTTGACAGGCGTTTATGAGGATTTTTCAGCGAAACAAATAATGCAGGACACTCATCTTCTCTTGTCTGCAAATACTCTTTCAAGTACATGTTGGTTTTTTCATTGACATACACTCTCCTTTCTTTTCCACCTTTTCCAAGTACTACCAGGTCTTTTTGAGCGAATTGTATATCTTCTCGGTTGATTCTCGACAATTCAGATACCCTGACAGCTGTAGAGTATAGAAATTCCACCATTGCCTTATCCCTGATTGTATTGCATTCTCTCAGTATTTTTTCCCTTTCTTCATCCGAAAAAGGTTTCTTTATAACTTTTTCGACTTTGATATCTTCCACCATAATCATTGGATTCAATGATATTCTGTTCCTGTCCCTCAGCCATCCAAAAAAGCTGCTGTAAACAGCTCTTACATTTTTCAACGTTTGATTTGAAACTTTCCGAATCATCTTATACATCCTCATATATTGCGATATATCTCCGGAACTGATCTGTTCCACATCCTTATCAATATAAGATAGCAACCGTCTGAGTTCATATTGATAACGTTTTACTGATTCTTCTGATTTTCCCTCTAGCATCTTGCTTATCAGAAAATCATCCATATGTATTTTCCATCCCTCATTCACTACTTTTATTGTTGTTTCTTCAACAATTCTGCATCCTGACAATACTATCAGCAACACATTTTCTAGTTCTTTTTGTTGGTTCTGATTTAGAATCCCCTGCATTCTTCTTATTACTTCCATAATTTTCTTTTCCATCTTCTCCAGCTCCTTTTTTCTTCCAGTATAACGGAACTGAATTAAATGGCAAATTAGCCAAAAGCGCCGTATATAGAAACAATGCAGGTTATAACATTGCGTCAAATGGAAGTACATTTCAAGGAACGGATTTTAGCACAAAAGTATTCGACAATATTGGTCTGACTTATCATTGGGTAGAAGATACTCGTTTACATTATTTTACTGTTCCATCTGATGGAGTGTATTTCGTACATGCTATGCTTGGATTTATGGATGGCGTAAGTAAATCAATGTCACTTTGCGGAAGAATCGAAAAGAACTCCGTTGAACAAATGAGACAATTCCGAACAATTGGCGGATATACTTCAGCTGATTATATGTTTTTAATAGAATGTAAGGCGAAAGACACGATACGTTTTACTGCATTACAAAATTCAGGAACTACGATCAAAACGTCTGAAGGATGCAGATTTAATATCATTCGCTTATAACATCACTTCTTTGTATATTTTATTGTTACAAAGAATCCGTATCCTGTCCAATCAGTTGAGGTGAATATAACCAATTTTCCCCCATTGATTTTTATTCCAACACAATTTGTCCAGCTACTATCCCGTGGATTCACATACGGAATTGGAAAAAATTCAGAATATCCACCTTTATATATATAGCTATTTCCGCTGTCAATCCAGGAATAATAGGTATCTGACGGTAAGTTGAGATCAAATGATTCTATTTCGTTACTTGGAAGATGGGTTTGCCATACAGATTTGGAATAGACTTTTTTCCCAAGTACTATTTCCCCTGTCTCTGTTTCGTCATAAGTGATTTTTCGATTCAATTTGCCATTTAATTCAGTAATCTGATCCTCAATCTTCTTCCCCTGTCGTGCATCAAGCGCATACCCGGCCTCTGTCGTAAGCAGATTATTAATCACATTTGCAATGTTCAGTTTCTTTCCATCCAGTACTTTTCCCTGATAAGCATCCAACACATACTTTCCTGCTGCTGAAGTTGTCAAATTATTCGCCACTGCTCTGAATGCGGATGTTCCCAAATCTGCGAAGTACTTTGCGATCTTTCCGAGAACAGTTGACATCTTCTCATTGCTTGCTATATTCTCCCTCGTTGATGCCTTTGTGAACGCTACCTGTGTATTAGCATCTACTTTTCCTGTTGGACCCTGAGGACCTGTTGGACCTGTCGGTCCCATTTCCCCTTTCGGTCCGGTTGCTCCGGTTGGCCCAGTTGCTCCAGTTGGTCCTTGTGAGCCAGTTGCTCCTTTTGCACCCTGTGGGCCTTTCAGATTTCCTGTATATACCCACTTAGCCACAGAAGCTGCTCCTCCTACAGTACATCTATATGTATTTCCCGTCGCTGTGTTCAGGTAATTGTCGTTCACAATGGCATCTGTGATTCCTGAACTGGAAAATACTGTTGCCGTTGTGCTTGTTCCCGTGATTGCCGTTCCCTGTGTCCAGCGGCTTCCTCTGGTTCCAGTTGGTCCTGTAGGTCCAACCACCTGTCCTAGATCAATCTGTCTTGCTGCCATTGTATATTCCTCCTAGCTTTCGTATACTGCGATCAAGTGTCCATTGCTGATCTTGAATGTCGGAGTCTGTCAATCCGTATGCAGTCTTTTCTTTTTCTCCCTCTTCGAAATTTACTCTTATCATGCTGTCACCTCCTCCAATACATATTTCAATCTTCCATCCACAATTTTCAACGGTGGGGCTGTATCATATGAGTTGTATGTCAGGATAAGATGTCCTGACTCCACCGACATTGCAAATACTCCCGGGTTCAATGATGTAATCACTGCATTCGCATCTTTTCCTGCCGGCCCTTGTGGTCCAACTGGTCCGGTATCACCTCTTGGACCCTTTTCTCCGTCTTTTCCTGGTTCTCCCTGAATCCCCTGTTTGCCCTGCGGGCCAGTTGCTCCGGTTGCTCCTCGGAAATCTCCATTTTGTAGCTTTTTTGTTAGTGTCTCACTAATCTCTTCCGCTGTCTTTGCAGCATTCTCAGCATGCTTTGTAGCTTCTTCCATGCCTTTTATGAAGTTGTTCATCCATCCAGCTTCATTCTCGCTTTCCGGAACATCTCCTTCACTGAAATTTCGATGCACCTCTATCGGCTGGTCGAATGTCACCAGCGTCTCCTCTTCCATTGTGAGTACAATCTGAAGCGCGCTTTTCCCAACTTCAGCGAATGTCTGATCTTTCACGATCACCCTTACGGTGTTCTCAATGATTGGGCATACATTGTATGTTGCTTTTTTTGACGGTTTTAGCACGAATGCTTTTGCCGTTGCCCCTTCCGGAATTTCATAATCCCTGAAATGAAAATAAATCGGAAGGGCATTCGTCCCTCTTACATAATCAATCTTTTCCTTAATTCTGTTCTTCAGCACATAGACATCTCGTTCTATATAGTTCACTTTTCTCACCTGTTATGAAGTGACCTTTGTCAAGAGTAAATTCACAAAAATCACCACAAACTTTTCCTTTCATTAAATTTTAACACTGGATACAGAGGTAGAACCTCAGACTAACAGTCCCCGGCCTTGGCCACTCTGTTATACGTGGATTGGTTACCAACAGGTCAATGGTCCGCCGTGAATCTTGCCGTCTCCTAGCGTGAATCAAAATATATAAATATAATGTCAACAGAGGTGAGTCGCAAATAATTCGGACCTTAGAGTGCTCCAAGGCTCTACCTCTGTATCCAGTGTTAATTAGTTGTTTTGCAGATGTAATCTGACAGAGTCAGTTTCTTCTGATTGATTACCCTTAAGAATATTCAGATGATTCTGTCAGGGACTTGTCGCCAATGGCGATGCGAAGCATCCTTGACTGAAACAGATGAATATTCTACTAACTTACATGTTCTGTCATCATACCCCAGATAAAACACGCTAATTCTCTTGCTATTGCTGTTGCTGCCACATTTCGATTAACTCCTTTGTTTAGAGTCATTTTGTAAAACCTTCGTCTAAGCCTTTCATTTGCTTTATCTGCATACGCAATTACTTCCGGTGGATTTCCTTTCTGTCTTTGCTTCAATGCCACTGATTTGTGTCCTACATTTCCCCTTGTATAACTCTGGGCTGCTTCAACTAAAAGTCTTCGCAAGTGGCTATTTCCAGCTTTTGTTATGCTGTATCGATTAACTCTCGTATCACTGGAATCTTCACTTGGTACAAGACCTAAAAACGAAGCAAATTTCGGTGCTTTTTCAAATCTTTCAAAATCACCAACTTCGACAATCATTGAAAGGGCGGTATGTGTCTTAATCCCAAGAAGACAACTCATATGTTTTACTTTTTCTTCGTATCTTTCTACTGATGCAAGTTCCTCTATTCTTTCATCAAATCTGCTGATTTTTTCTGTTAAATATTCATACGTCAGAAGATATTCATCTAAAGCTTCTCTTTGTAAATCTGACAATTCTAAGGTTTTTAACCATTTCAGATGTGCAATAGTCCAATAAGTTTTTCCACCTTCAAAACGTTTTCCCTGTCTTAAAACAAACGCAAGAATCTGTTGTTTTACCTTTTTAAGATACAGTTTCTGGTCATCACGCATTCTAATATATTCCTTAACATCATTGTCATCATTATTTGGAACATATACTTCACTATAAGTATGAAATGCCAGACATCTGGCTATATTTGCAGCATCTCTTTTATCAGTTTTTACATGATGTGTATTAGTTATAGCCATTGTACTTGGAGCCAATATTTTGCAATCTACAGCATGATCTTTTAGTTGATGATACAAAGAATAACCCAAACATCCTGCCTCATATCCACAGACAAATGAAACCTCACCTTCATATCTTGAACGAATCTGTTCCATATATTTAAGAACAAGTTTATAATCTGATGGTATTGTCTGTTTATATTCAACCTTATCTGTATCATAACTATAACAACAAAGTGTGTACTGTTCCTTGTGGACATCCATCCCAACATAAACTATACTATTCATATGTGACCTCCTATTGTATGCGGTAATCCCTGTTACCTTATTATTCGTTCAAATAATATTTTACAGGTAAATCCACGAATCTACAATTGTGAGGTCACTTCATATTGTCTCCTTATCCAGAAATCCATCTGACGATATACAACCCTTGCACCGGTGCAACTCCGCCTCCCGGATATCTCAACACATACTTCCACGGAAAGTTATAATATCCATGCACATAAATCTCTTTTCCGGTCTGATCTCCGGTCTGTCCTCCAGTAATTCCACCAAATTCGTTCTGTGAAGCCGCAACCAGCTGACCATTCCCAATTGACATTTCTGTATGGCTTCCTGGTTTTAACAGGACGTCTCCCCGGATCAGCCCTGATCCGGTGGCTAGATTGACCTGTGAAGTCACATCCTTGAAACCTGCTGCTAGAAACACATCATACATGCTTCCTGTTGCCGGTGTGTATCCCGGTCTCGTATTCAGCCCTGCATTGTAGTATGCCCAGCAGATTAATGAGGAACAATCATAATCTGGGCCGTCTCTGTGTGTCTGATCATAGCCATGCGTATCGTCATTTGCGATATTCACCGCCCACTCAACCGCCTTGTCGATAGCTTTGCTGCCGGCATCATATTTCTGTAAGTAGTCATACCATTTTCTTGCACAGCTCCGTCTTTCAGATTCAACCTCTACACCGGCACGCTCGAAGTTCTT